CTATAAACAACGCTAATTTTATAAGTTTCATCTATAGGAAAATCAATTCCATCAATGCCTAACAAAAATCTTTTAACTCTACGCTTTAACCATTGTGTAGTGTATTGAAAGCCATCACCTTTATAGAAGTTCCAAGTCAAAATACGCTTAAAAACATCATCATCAACAATATAATAGCTATTTGTGCCAGTTGTTACATTTTGTGTATAAGCTGTAGTGTCATAAGGAACTGTGTCATATACACCTAAAGGTGAAAATTGAGCAGGAGAGCCAAGGCTAGGTCTAGTTACACCATAAATGGCATAAGCTGTCCAATCCAATAAAGGAGCTATTTGCTTTGTATAAATAGGCAAATTTAAATTATTAGTGGCATCTAACCTAGTTTGTGATTCAGTATTGTAAGCAGTAAAAAAAGCCTGTAAATCTTCGTTATACGGGTCTTTTGTATATTGCTGATAAAGGTAAGCTGGAAGCACTTGGGTCAGCATATTAGCCTTGTACTACTGATACCAATGAATCGTTAGTGGAAAAATAGCTTTCAGGATCACCATAAATTAATAAAGTTCCAGAAGTTGGAGCAGTATCTATTCCATTAATTGCCACTACATAGTCAATTTTAGATACTTGACTTGGAGAAATAATGGGTTCTACTGCATTTTGAAAAGCATCTTGCAATTCATAAGTATTAATTGGTTGACCAACAGGAATACTATTAATGTAATCAACAATAGCTGGCGTTGTTAGTTGAGCTACAGCAGTTGGGGATACTAAATTAGTAGAAATAGTGTTCCAAGTAATTACTATTTGAACAGTTTGAGAAGGTGGGTTTACAAAAGTAATGCTATAAATATCTGGATAATCATCAATAGATACAGTTATATTGCGTAAATTAGGGGTTACAACACCGCCACTTACATAAGCATGACCTACAGTTGTTACTCCTAAACTAAAAGATTTTTCATCAATAACAGTAATGGTGTAGTTATTATTAAACCAAACTGGATCTACACCAGCTATGGTAATTACTTGTCCAGTTGCATAGCCATGATTTAAATCGGTAGTGACAACACCCGGATTTGCAGTAGTAATAGCAGTAACAGCAAGAGTAGAGCCTACCAAATTAGAAATATCAGGAACGCTATTAAAAATAGCATTAGCTACTTGATAAGGATCGCCACCACCACAAATAATTTCCCATTGATTTGTGGCTACTAAACGAACAGAAATAAGTCTAGCTTGTACACCTATAACATTTTGCAGTTGAGCTTTAATAAAAGTAGGGACACCTTGAGCAGTAACCATTCCTGCTTGCATTACTTGAGCTTGATATGAAGCAATTGTTTGTGCTGTTAACCCCGGCAATCCAGCAGAAGGATTTGTGCAAGTAAGGGTAAACCCTGCTGGTACAGAAGTAATAATTTGCGTAACAGTTCCAGATGGAACAGCCCAAGAACCTTGAACTGTTGCTAAACAATAAAGTGGAGAAGTTTGTCCAGAAGTAGCAATAATTCCACCATCCTGAACTGTATATTGGTAAGTACCATCAGATACAGTAAATCCAACAGGAATAACAAAACCAGCAAGACCTGTAAAAATAACATAAACGGAAGTATTAGAACCTTGACCTTGTTGTACGCCATATACTTGCCCCAATTGATAAAGAATTGAAGGGTTAGCCGTTGTAGGACTAATAGAATTAACTAAATCAACATACGCTTGATCCTGAACCACTACTGCTCCAGCGGCAGTAGAAGCCATATCTTCTACCAAAGATCCGGGCAAATTTGCAGTAAGTCCCGGTGCCAAAGCTGTTGCCGCAGCAATTTCAGTATTTAATAAATCTGTTGGGGAAGCTGGGATTGCTCCAGCAGAAGTAATTGTTGCCATTAGCTCGCCACCGTTGTAGAAATAATTGTTCCGTTTTGGAATACAGCATTGATATTATAGGTTGGGTTAGTTGCATTTTGTTGTTTTAAAACTGTCAAACTAGCAAAATATGGTGCATATTGTGTTTGAGTTCTATTAACAGCTAAATCTGGTGGAATTTGCGTATTTACGGAATTTTGTGCTGGAATCCCATAATTGGCATAAAAAGGGCTTTCTCCTTGATTTAGTCTTAATGTTTGAGCCAAAGTAGCCAACCATATATAACTGGTTTCTGTTACTTCTACCCATTGTTGGGTTTTTGGGTCTACGCCATAAGTTCTCAATTTGGTGCTCCTGTATTTCCAGTTCCGGGCTGTACTCCGCTATGTGTATGTGTACTACCAACATTTTTACTATTATTTTGCAATGTACCAGTATTGGCAAAATTACCTATTTGATTAATATCACCAGTAATTTGCATAGTTGCTCCAGTACCGCCTGTTATATGGAATCCATTATCACCAGTAATTAAACCATGAACAGTTAAATTTCCAGTAATAGTAACTCCAGAGCTATCTATTACCATTTTGGTGCTACCATGAATAACGGTAACTCCTGATGGCACTAAAGTAATAGTAGTGTTGTTATTAGTATCTCTAATAACTGCTCCATTAGGAGCATTGATATTTACTGCATTTGGATCTACTGATGACCAATTTAAATTGCCAATAGGAACATAAATAAGAGCACCAAGATTAAACGGAAGGTCTAAAGGTGCTAACCCCTGTCCAAGCCCTGTAACTCCCCCTAGCCTTGCATCTGCAGCCATACAAACGCCAAAATCACCAACTTGTACAGGAAGTCTTACATAAGTGCTTTGAGCGATTGGGCATTGAACTTCTGGAAAATTAAACTGTCCACCTGTATCAATTTCAAAAGCTACAGTAACAATAGATCCAGTAACTTTTGTAACTCTACAAGGAAGCTGAAAACCAAAAGCTTGCTGGTTCTCATTCAGCTTATTTTGAATAAGATTTGAAATTGATACCGAAAAGGGCGTTTTTTGTTCAGCACTCATATCTGATTTATAGGTGTATTTGGAATGATTGCTTCAATAATGGTTACCCAAGCATTGCCATCTGGTGACCTACTACTTCCAACATGATGCAATTTTGTTATAAAAAATGTTCCATTAAACGAAATTCTATTTCTATATTGTGAATTATTGTTAACAATGTTTAATACTGGTATTCCAGATTGGAAAGAAATGTAGTCACCAATATTTAAGTCACCTCTCATCACTACCTTTGCGGAAATGGTATTAATACCAAGCCAAGTCAAATTGCCAATTACATCTGTAAATGCAATTTGTTTTGTAGCTGTTGAAGTAATTCCAGAATCTGTTAAAAAAAACCCTTCTGCATTGGAAGTAATAATTGCTCCTGTGTAATTTGGATTTTTTTTAATAGTTCTGCTAACTTGATTTACTTTTGCAGACAAGCTTAATAAATCAAAATTTTGAGATGGTGCATCTTCTGTATATATCAATCCAGAGCTAAATGAACCATTTATAGGAGTTGTTGGATAAGCATCTTGCAATGCTTGTTTTACTGCATTGGTTAATTCTGTGCCTTTTTTCCAACTAAAAGTAATATTTCTAAGAGTATTGGGATCTACAAAGCCCGGCACAATTACTAAATCTAAACAAACTTCTGTTCCTTGCCAATTTGCAAAAGCTTGAATAATTGAACCTTGCAAAACAATCCCACGCTGTTTAGGATTAGCATAGGGTAAACCCTTAGACATTCCCACTTGAATATAAATTTGACACAGTTCAACAGTTCTACCATCTGTTGAAATAGTAGGGTTGTAATTTCCAATTTGTCCTAATGCTTTTAAATCTACACCCCAAACTTTGACATATCCATTTGATGCGTATTGATGATAAGCATTTTGAAAAATGTCTAAATCTACTCTTAAAGATGAATAATTATCTGATCCTAAATCATATTGCGAACTATAACTAAATGCTTTAAATCGGTTGGGATCAGCTAATGGTGGAGTAATTGTGATGTCATAGAATCTCATGGGGTAATCTCAAAATTATTGCTACTAGCCCTATAGACTAATTTTGATGTTTGAAAATATCCAAACACCAAATTAATATCAAAATTATCTGGTGATGCTACAACAGGATTTGTAACTATCAAAGTTGAATTGTTGTTATAAATATTGATGTAGTATCTTTCTCCATAAATATTCCAAGTAACAATAGCTATATAAGTTATTCCGTCTAATTCTGGATTAAATTGAAAATTAGCATAAGCAGAAGGATTAAATGGTACTAAAGTAGTCATAATCAATCCGCATAAAAGTTAAGATTATTTGGTATTTGTGCTGAAGGTGTTTGTGTCCAAGTAGCCGTAGTTGGCAATCCATTAGACACTTTGTTCATCAAAGTTCCCAAAATAGACTGAGATTGTGATGAAGTAATCAATGGTTGAGTAAAATCCCATTGATACATATACTGAACTTGCTTATCTCCCGGTGGTGTTATATCCCTAATACCAGTTAACAAACAATTTGCATAAGTAAACGCTGGAGTTAAAACTGTAAAAGTGCCACCTGTAGTAATGTGTTTTTGAATACCAAATTGCAGGGCAGTCAAAATAGCTTGTTTAATGATTAAACCGCCACCTGTTTGAGCAGGACAAACCATCAACATACTAATATCTAAAGGTTCTTGAACTACAGCATTTGCGGCTGTTGCAAAGTTAGCAAACGGATATTCTGCTACTTTCCACTTAGCTAAA